GCAGCTTCCTAGAGAGCGGCTATGTATATGCTCCTTATGTCCCACTACAGGTCACACCTACCATCTTTGGTATCGAGGACTTCGTACCCCGTAAGGGCGTCATGACTCGCTACGCAAAGAAGATGGTCCGTCCTGACATGTACGGTCTAGTTATCTGCCAAGATCTTATTGGCTAATTAACTAAGCGTAGTTAAAATTAGGTTCCCCGTTGGGTTTTTGACTCAGCGGGGAACCTTCTTATTGGGGAGACTATTTATTAATGTATAAAGCCTATAGGCGAATATTTTTTAAGGAGAAAACAAATCATGGCTAAGAACGGTTATTCAATGTCAAACAGACAGGCTGTCGAGGTTGTCACCGCAGATAGAGAAGTGACAGAATTAGATTGCGGCAAGATCTTAACAAACACTGGTGCTTCAGGAGCAATAACATTAACTCTGCCCGAACCTTCAGAAAGCTTGTCGGGTATCAATTTCAGAATGGTAGTTCGCTCTGCGCAGAACTTCAAGGTTGCCTCCCATACCGTAGACACTCTTGTAAGCCGCAATGATGCAGGAGCAGACAGCATCTTATCAGCACAGATTGGTAATAGCATTTACGTTTTCTGCGACGGTTCAAACTGGTACGCTTACGGCATCACAGATGGTGGCACTTACACAATCGCTACTTAATAGAAGGATTTAAAAATGATTATCTACGTTGATAAAAATGGTAAAGAAATAGAAAGAGTAGAAGGTTCAACCTACACTTACGTTGACAAAAGCGGCAAGGTAATAAAGGTTGATGGACCAAAAGCTTCTAAAAAAAGTGAGCCCAAGGCAGCTAAACCAGCAGCAGCTAAACCAGCAGCAGCTAAACCAGCTAAGACCAAAAAGGTTGTAAAGCTAAAGAGAGAAGCTAAAGATAAAAAGTAAGAAAAAATTATTTCATAATTGTGGCTTTATACAAGACCTCCCAGTAAAAACTGGGAGGTCTTCCTATTTTGAACACTACTTATTAGTGTACAGAGCTTTAAACTCAATATTTATTAAGGAGAGAATAAATTATGGCTAAGAACGGATTCGCGATCTCAAACAGGGTTGTTGTAGAAACAATAACTACTGCTTCAAAAACACTAACAAAAGCCGATTGTGGCAAACAGTTTCTTTTATCTAAAGCTGACGGTATCGCAGTGACTTTACCAGCCTCACCTGCTGATGTTGGTAGTGGTTGGAATGTAAAATTTCTAGTAAAAACTAGCGTTACTTCAAATATTTACCAAATCGTTGCTGGAACCCTCACTGATCTATTGGTCGGTGGTTTATTTGTAATATCATCGGTCGCAACTAAATCTGATCAATTCGCACCTGACGGATCCGGCGACAATAGTATCGAAATGAACGGCACCACGAAAGGTGGTCTAGTAGGAACATTTATTACGGTCGTCTCAGATGGCACAAACTGGCACGTTCATGGCACACTCGCCAGCCACTCCATTTAATACTGAGAGCTAAGGTAGGTAAAATAAATTTAAGCCCACCTTCCTCGGAGAAGAGGTTACAAGGAGAAAAAAAAGCTTTATACGAGACCTCCCAGTGAAAACTGGGAGGTCTTCTTTTATGAAACTATTTAATAATGTAGGAGAAAGACATAAATGGCTAAACCAACTCTAACACCGGTAAGTTCAACACCAACGAACATTTTACCATCTGCTTCTTTGGCAGACACGGCGTTCACTTTCAGTTATCCGTTCGGGATATATAATTCAGATGGTCCTTTAGAATCAGTATATTTTGCTTCAGGAGCAGCAGATCAAGTTGCTTTTACTTTTAAAAGATTGGGCGGCGACGTTTTAGATATTGAACTAACTGAAGGAAACGTGTTTGCTGCCTATGAGGAAGCCGTTTTAGAGTATTCCTATGTAATTAACCTACATCAAGCAAAGAATGCCTTGTCGAACGTCCTGGGCTCCGCAACGGCTAGTTTTGACCACAATGGTAATCCTATTGCTGGAGATGCTCAAAATTTACAAGCAGAACTTAAATATCCAAAGTTTAAATTAACTTATCCAGTTAGAGTTGGAAAGGGCTTGGCAACACTCGCTGGTACAAACGGAGATGTTCGTTATTATTCAGCTAGTTTTATTCCTACTAGCTCACAGCAGGACTATGATTTACAAGAAATTATATCATCTAGCTTCCCAGACGTGATAACAGACAACCAAAAAGCAACAATTACAAATGTTTGGTATAAAACACCTCTTACCATGTGGAGATTCTTTGCTTATTATGGTGCCCTTAATGTTATTGGCAACATGTCAAGCTACGGTCAATACTCAGATGATTCAACATTCGAAGTTGTCCCGACTTGGCAAAATAAAGCCCAAGCCATGGCATATGAGGATTCACTATATACAAGAGTTAGCCACTACTCTTTTGAGTTAATTGATAATAGATTGAGATTGTTTCCAAAACCACAATCTGGAATGATGCCTGATCGATATTGGTTTAGATTTTATGTTGATGGCGGCGCTTATGATGAAGACCCAACAAGAAAAGACGGAGTAGGGGGCGTTAACAATATGAACACCCTCCCCTTTAATAACATCCGTTATGTCAGTATTAACTCTATCGGTAAGCAATGGATCCGCCGATACGCCCTTGCCCTTTCAAAAGAAATGTTGGGGCAAATTAGAGGAAAGTTTGGTGGTTCCATCCCAATCCCTGGTGACAGTGTTAATTTAAACTCAGGTGATTTGTTGAGCCAAGCAGCAGCAGAAAAAGATGCTCTCAAAACAGAACTCAATGGTATCTTAGACCAGCTTACATATATTGAGTTGTCTAAGAAGGACGCCGAGTTGGTAAAGAACAATGATGAAATTTTTGGCAAAGTGCCAATGCCAATTTTCCAAGGATAAAATAAATGCCAGATCCAAAGAATAAATACTCTCAACCGTTAGCCCCGCCAGGACCAGTCTTTTTTAACAAAAAGGAAAGGGATTTTGTTAAACAGGTAACAGACGAAGTAACAGATCGAGTTGTAGCTCAACCTGTCGCTTACTATCCGTTAAGTATAGAACACTCAAATTATCACCCTCTTTACGGTGAAGCCATTGAAAAAACGTTTTTACCACCAATTAGAGTGTATGCTTTAGTTAATTTTGAAGGAATCCAAACAGAAACATCAGATTTTGGTGTCGATAAACGCGCAACAATTAATATAAAATTCCACAAAAGAAGACTTGGTGAAGATCAAAATGTGTTCGTTAGAGAGGGAGACTTTGTGCTTTATGGCGATATATTTTATGAAATTACAGAATTAAATGAGCCGAAACAATTATTTGGTCAAATTGAATACAGGTATGAAATTGAAGCTAAATGTCTAAGAGCAAGGAAGGGAAAATTTAATGCCGAATAAATCAACTAAACAAAAATCTATAAACCCCTCTACTTTAGAAACAATAGATTTCGCACTTTACAATTGGCTAAATGAAAGGTTAGATATTTATACCGATTCAAACGAAGGTCGAAGAAAGGTCCCAATTATTTGGATTACCGCAGAGAGAGCCTTCCAAGTAAAAAACGATAAAGAATTAAGAGAGATCGATTCACAGTCAATTATCTACCCAGCAATGGTCGTGGAGAGAACTTCTGTATCAAAAACAACAGCGGATGAAAGACCAATTCCAGGTAATATTTTCCCACAGATGGATAGGAAGCGAGGCGCATTTCCACTTTACAGAAGGGTGGTAAAAGATAAGACACAAAACTTTCAAAACGCGGCAGCTAAAAGATATACTGACCAAACACAGGATACTTTTAAATTACCATTTGAATCTAGTGAGGTTGTATATGAGACTCTTTACACTGGCTACCCAGTCTTCTTAAACATGGATTACACAATAAAAATTAGGACAATTTATATTCAACAATTAAATGAAATCTTATTACCGTTCCAAAGATTTACAGGTGGAATTAATCAGTTTTTAGTTGAGTATAATAATCATAAGTTTGAAGCGTTTATTGAAGACAATTACTCAATTCAAAGCAATGCTTCTAATTTAGGTGGCGAAGAAAAGAAATTTGATGCCCAAATTAAAATAAAAGTTTTAGGGTATATTACGGCTGATGGTATAAATCAAAATACTCCTTTCGTAGTGTCGCGTGAATCCCCTGCTAAAATTAGATTCACTAGAGAGCGTAGTATGTTAGGAGAGAAAAATTCTAACAACGACGATGGTTTCTTTAGACAATAAGCATTTTGGGTTTCCAAAAACTATTTACAATAGAGTATTTGTGTGAGGAGTTTTAACACATGGCAGTTTCAGCGAAAAACTTTAAATTTATTTCCCCCGGTATTAGAATAGCAGAGATCGACCGTTCTCAAATCCCGGCAGAAGAGCCAGCTATTGGCGCTTGTATTATTGGTAGGTCAAGAAGAGGTCCAGCTTTTACCCCAACTGAGGTAAGAAGCTTTTCTGATTTTGTTTCTGTATTTGGTGAACCAGTAAATGGTGGTCAAAGCGGAGACGTTTGGAGAGATGGTAATTACACCTCCCCAATGTATGCCACATACGCCGCCCAGTCATGGCTGAGAAACGGTGAGTCTTTAACATTTGTTAGAACTTTGGGCGTCCAATCAAGTGATGCTACCAACACTGGCAAAGCAGGCTGGGAACTTGGCAATAACGGTACAGACGTAACCGAGAATGGCGGTGCCGGCGGCGCTTATGCTCTCATGGTTTTCCCCTCTTCATCAGCAACTGGAATTACAGGATCGGTAGCCGCTATCTGGTATCTTGAAACCGGTTCCATTGAGTTGACTGGCGATTTAGCAGGTGCCGGCGATGAAGCTGGCAACAGCGCAGGCACATCAAAAGTTTTTATAAGTGATGCCACAGGCAGATTTACAGCGCAGTTTAACGGTTCAGCCACGACAACCCACGCGCTCCCAACAGGCAAATTTACATTCAGCATGTCTAAGGGTGAAAGCACCTTCGCAAGAAAGGTCTTTAATACAAACCCAACTTTAGTTGGTCGCGACACTGTTGCTAACGGCAAAGTAGGCTACTTCCTTGGAGAGACTTTTGAACACAGCTTAACAGGCTCAATCGGCGTTGACACTGGCGCCCCTTTGTTTGGCATGATTATTGGTCTAGGTAAAGGCACCACAGACGCTGATAACGCCTCTCACTTTAGATTGGGTGCTTTAGATCAAGATGCTACAGTCCCAAAAACTGGCTGGTTCTTAAGTCAGGATACTTCAGCCGATACTGCCTCATTCAGTGCTGATATGACCGCGAATATTAACAGCGGTAGAGTTAAAAAGTTATTTAGGCTGGTTGGCTTAAATGATGGTCAGTGGGCACAAGAGAACATCAAGGCTTCTATTGAGAATATTAGAAGACCAGTGGACGCAGACGTTGACCCCTACTACAAGTTTAACGTTGTCTTAAGGCAATTAGGCGATTCAGATACTAATAAACAAATTGTAGAATCTTTCTTAGACTGCGATTTTAATAAAAATTCAGACAACTACCTCTTAAGAAAGATTGGTACAAAATACGTCGAATACGAAGAAAGCACAAATAGAAACATTGAAAAGGGTGATTTTGAAAATCGTTCAAAATACTGTAGAGTAGAGGTGGACAACGCTTACGCAGACGGCTTCACAGCAGATCTTATTCCATTCGGCGTTACTGGTCCAACAAGATACAAACCAGTTGTTTTCGCATCTGGTTCCACCGCCGCCGCCACACTAACCGAAGGTGGCTCAAGCTACGTTCGTTTAGGCAACACGATCCCCGGTAATACCCAAGCAGGCGCTACGATAATCAACCTAACTGATGTTTCATCTAGTTTGTTCTGTACGTTCCCAGCGCCCGTTACTAGAAGCCAAGCAACGTTGGCTAAGTTAGGTGCTTACAGAGTAGCTAACTTCGGTGTTCTTGTAAAAGACGACGGCGCAAATCTAGTCAGAGAAGATGTGATTGATATGAGTAGAAGAAAGCCCTCTGGACTTGCTGACCAATACCAGTCCGGTTCCTTCTTAGATTTCAGTTACGTTGTTTCGCTAGACAATCTTAAATTTAAGGGTTCCGGCGACGGTGTGGTTGGCACATCAAGTGTATTACAGCACGCCAGCAGCGCCAGGACGGACGGCGAGTCCTTAACAGCTAAGTCTGGAGTAGATGGAGTCTTAGGACTGTCCACAGGTGCTCCCGGTCTTACAACGTTGTTCTTCGGTGGTTTCGACGGCTTTGATGTCACAAAGTCAGACCCACTCACCCCCACCTTGGTTAACCCAAGCAACAAAGAAAATAGCTCTGAGTACTTTACTTTTGAAAGAGCAATCAACACTGTAAAGAACCCAGAAGAGGTCTCTTACAATGTAATCGCCGTCCCCGGCATGAACAACACTTCATTAAATAACAAGCTTGTTGATAATACAGCAGAAAGAGCAGACGCTCTAGCAGTTATTGATTATGAGGGTGGCTATGTTCCACCAGCAGAATACTTGTACGGCGGCTCCTCCAAGACAAATGGCAATGTTAACACTTACATCACCAATAGAAAGTCAGTTGGTACCAACTCAAGTTACGCTGCTACCTACTTCCCATGGGTGAAAGTAAGAGACAATGTTAATAGCGCAGATCTATGGGTACCACCAAGTGTTGTAGCGTTAGGTGCGATGTCTTACACTGACCGCGTTCAAGCTCCATGGTTCGCACCTGCTGGTTTCAATAGAGGTGGATTGTCTTCAGGTATCTCAGGGGTCCCAGTGGTCTCCACTGCCCTAAAACTATTCAAGGACGATCGCGATGATCTATATGAAGCAGGTATCAATCCAATTGCCACATTCCCAAATGAGGGCGTCGTTATCTTTGGACAGAAGACACTACAGATTGAACGTTCAGCTTTAGACAGAATTAATGTTCGTAGGTTGATGGTTTTCCTTAAGAGAGGCATCTCAAGAATCGCCAATGGCGTTCTTTTTGAGCCTAACGTACCAGACACTTGGAACAACTTTAAGAATCAAGCGATTCCATTCTTGAATGATGTTAAGACCAGATTCGGTTTAACTGATTACAAATTGGTCCTTGACGAAACAACTACTACACCAGATCTAATCGATCAGAACATTATGTATGCCAAGTTGTTTATCAAGCCTGCCAGAGCAATCGAGTTTATTGCTTTAGACTTCATCATCACGAACACTGGAGCATCATTCGATGATTAATTTAGAGACAAACTATTTAAGTTTAGGAGAAATAAAATAAATGGCTACAGCAATTCCAGTATGGGCTAACCCACTAACCGAACCAAAAAGAAAATTTAAATTTATTCTTAACATCGCAGGCATCCCAGCTTACGTTGTTAAGACAACTGATAGACCATCAGTTACAGTTGGTGAGGCAACACACGAGTTCTTGGTTCATAACTTTTATTTCCCCGGTCGTGTTACATGGAATGAGATTAACGTCTCTTTGGTAGACCCCATCGACCCCGATGTTTCTAAAAGACTCTTAGACTTAGTAAAGAATGCCGGTTATGTTTTTCCAAGCGATTTCAGTGGCTCACCATCTGATCCAAACTTTTTAAGGAAGTCCCTTGGAAAGTCTAATTTTATCGATCAGCTTGGACAGGTAACGATTGACACTTTAAACACCGCAGGTGAAACAATCGAGACTTGGAGACTAAACAACGTATGGGTCAAGTCAGTAACTTATAATCAAATGAGTTACAGTGATGAAGGCTTAATCGAATTGAACTTGGGAATTAGATACGACTGGGCAGAACTAGAGTCTTTTAGTACTGCTGAATAATTCCAAGTCCAACTAATTATATTAGATGGCAAACGAAAGACAAAATTTTACTAGTAGAACTTTATCTAACTTACAAAAGTATTCGCAAACTTTTGATGGTCAATCAAGACTAGCGAGCGAGAACATCTTTGTCGGCGCTCAACAGTCGTTTAGATTCTTTTTACTGATTAATGATATCCCATCTGCGTATATTACACAAGTCGATCGACCATCATATACAGTCCAAACACAAGAACACCTGCTGTTAGATCACGTTGTCCGCTATCCAGTGAGAGTAAAGTGGGAACCAATCAGCCTTACTGTTAGAGAAATTTTTAATGAGAATGGCGGTTCAGTCGGTGGAAATATTTTAAATAAATTATTAGCCCAAAGTTATTACTACCCTGATGATGTTAACAGCGCTGACGCACCACAATCTTTAACTAACGTGGTAAATCCATCTTTAGCTGCTAGAGATTTAGTGTTTGGAACAAAAAATTTATCAAAAGAAAATATGATAAGAGCGCTAGGAAATGTTAAAATTGTTTCATTAGATCCAGACGGTAACACCTTTGAGTCATGGGAAATCTTTAATGGAATGATAACTTCAGTTGACTTTAGTCAGTTACAATATTCAGATGATAGCTTAACTAATATCACAATTAGGTTAGAATATGATTGGGCGAAGTTAACTTTGCGCCAATGAGAGGAATAAATGTCCAGAAATAATGAGGGGAGAACACAAGTCCCCCCAGAACTGTTTGAGCAGTTCATGAAACAGCAAGAAGAAAAGTTTACTCAACAACCACAACAATCTCCACCACCAGCACCAAACGTAAATGTTGGCGGGTATAGTGTCCCTACAGACTATGTGGACTTGCCTTCACAGGGTAGATTTTATCCAGAGAACCACCCATGGCACAATAAATCACAAGTTGAAGTCCGGTTTATGACCACCAAGGAAGAGGATATTATTACATCGCCTGTATTGGCTCAGAAGGGCTTAACTTTCGATAAGCTAATAGAGAGTGTCTGTATTGATAGAATTACCGCTAGAACCATCTTACCGGGCGATAAATCGGCAATATTAATCAATTGTAGGAAGAACGCATATGGAGATGAATATAGTTTTGATTCATTTTGTCAAGTTTGCGAAGCACCTTACGAAGAAAAAGTTAAATTAAGTGAATTAAAAAATAAAGAAATCGATTATTCTGGTTACAATATTACATCAAATAACACTTTTAGTGTCATAACTCCAGTGTCAAAAGTATCTGTTGAATTTAAAATGTATGATTCAACAGATGAGGAACATATTAATAAGCAGGCTGAGACTAGAAGACGTCATAAGTTACCAGAAGAAACAGTTGCTGCGACACATAGAAGAATGATTAAATCGGTGAATGGTGAGGCTAATGAGGCAATCATCAATTCATTTGTTGGTTCTTTACTGTTAAAAGATTCAAGGTTCCTCCAAAAATCCTACTTGGCTGTTAAGCCAGATGTTGACTTGGTACACAAGCACGAATGCGTAGTTTGTGGTCACGAAAACAAAGGAGGTGTGCCCTTCGGGGCTAACTTTTTTTGGGCTGACGTCTGATTACTCAAATCAAGTGTATGAACAAATGTTCTTAGTTGTTATGCAAACGAACTTTACCTTTACTGAGCTTTATAATTTTACAATTTCTTTAAGAAACTGGGTTATAAATCGTTCGGTTAAGTATTTCAAAGAATCAAATCAACAATAAAGTCTTCTATAATCTATTTAGATAGAGGATTATTATATGGCAATTCCAGCATCATTAATTGAATTAATAATAGGAAATCCTGAAAACACTGCTATTCAGGCTAAAATCAGCTCTTTAAGTTCTACTGATCAAAACGCAGCTAGAAAATTACTAGCTAACGCCAAAAAAGGAAACACAGCAGCAAAAAAGTCTGGTGAAGGTGTTGAGATGTTTGGCAAAAAGACCAAGGGGGCTTTTGCCGAGCTTGTTAGATTCCAAGGTGGCGTGAATGACGTCACCAAAGTTCTTCTTGGACAACAGGGACTTTTAACTACTCTTAATAACACAGTAGATAGAATAGAGAAGTTTAGAATCCAACTTAATAGATTGGCTGTCGAGGACACTAGATCTTTTATTGTTTCTTTACGCAGACAGAACGATGCTCTTAGAGGCTACGGCGTAACTTATCAAACTTTGATTGATACAACAGCCGCTTTTAGAAATAATTTAAATGAGTTGACCTCTAGAACTTATGGACAAAACGCAGATCGCTTAAGAGCAACCACCGCGATTAACCAGAGATTTGGCATTGTCATTGGCGAAAGTGTAGATTTTCTAAACAACCTAAACAAAGGTTTTAACGTTAGTGGGCGCGGAGCGGACAGATTCTCAAGGACACTATTAAACTTTGCCAGACAGACTGGACAGCCGTTTAACAAAGTTTTTCAAGATTTTAATAGTTCAATTGGAGAGTTCTTCGTTACACTAGACTCTAAAAAAGCTTTACAAAGATTCACAGTGTTTCAACAAGCATCTAGAACTCTTGGAACTTCTGTCAGTAGCTTGTTAGGAGTGGTCGATAAATTTGATACTTTAGAGGGCGGCTTTGAAATGGGCGGTCAGCTTAACATGCTTCTCTCCAATTTGGGTGGAACATTTGATGCTCAAAGAGCAATTCTAATGACTCGACCTGAAAGACTAAAATATTTGGCAGAGACAGTCGCTGGTGTTGGCGGACAAGTTAGAGGAATGAGTGAGTTGGGTCAGAGAGCGATCATTCGCCAACTTTCTCAAACAACTGGCTTTGATGTAGCTACAATTCGACAGTTCATTGATAAAGGAATTGGCGGTGACATTGACTCACTATTACAAAAATCACAATCTTTAACTGCCATGACTGCTCAAGAACAGAAAAGATTAGCAGACGAAAACACAACAAGGGCTGAGAAACAACAACAAATAACTGATAGGCTGATAAATGAAAACACACTTGCTTTAGAAAAGTTTGGTCAAGCCACCGCAAGAACCTCTACCGAGTTACAAAATGCGGTTATCACCACATTCGCTCAAAAGGTTGAGCCAGTAATGGATAAACTTGGCGACAAAGTTAATGAATTAAAAAATGTAATTAATGCCGGTCTTAATCTGACTGTAACAGGCACTGTCAATAGAGAACAAATCAGCCTTAGAAGCGTAGGTCCACAAGTCGCTGGCGGCGGTGGTGGACGATAATGGGAGATGTATTAAATGCCACATAAAAAATTCTTTGGAGCAATAAGAAGTCAGGCAGGTCAAATAGCCGCTCTCCAAGAAGATCAAAAATTAAACACAGGACCATCAGAGGAACGAGAACTTCGCACCAAGTTCCCCTTTGCTAATGTCTATTTAGAATTTCCAACGACTGGTGAGAGTGCGATCTTTCCAGCTTACATGAAATCTTTTCAAGATAACTTTAGCCCACAGTTCGCTGGAGTTTCAGTCTTTGGTCGCCAAGATGATATCCCTGTTTATCAATCAACAAAGCGTGGTCTAAGTTTCACGCTTGTGATGCCAGCTTTTAATGAAGCTCACGCAAGAGATATTCTAGGAGATATTAATACAATCGTAAAAAACCTATACCCTAGCTACCTAAGAACACAAATTAAC